CCTATGTAAGACACAGACTTGCCATCTATTATAGCAGTCATCTCATATACAAATCCGACAGCACCTTCAGGTATCATGTCTGGTGTAAATACTACACCTTTATAAATCCAACTCATATTTTTTAATTCCTTCTTTTAATAATGGATAAAGAGTTTGTCTTGTATAATCCATACCATAATCTTTTACAGAATCAGATGGATCTTTACTTAAAGGTAGTATTACAGAAGGTATATTATATATAAGTTCATACTTTAATGCTGCAGCTTTACCCGCATCATCATTATCAAATAAAGTAACTATCTTATCATACTTAGTTTTGTACATGGTGATTACTCCATTAGGTAATACAGCCGTCTCACTAGTAGGTGCAACAAATTCTGCATTAAAACCAAAGGTAGATAAACACATCATATCTTTTAAAGAACTGGTTATAATAAGATTAGGTTTCTCAAACTTCAATTGATCAGTACCCTGTATATAATTCTTTACCTTTAAAAACTTTTTACTTGTGGATAGAGGACTGTATAACTGATAAGGTGTACCATCAGCTCTTGTATATAAGTAAGACATGTGCAGTGTCATATCAAGTTTACTTATATCGTTCTCCTCTTCCTTTTCCATTACTATTTTACTAACCGGTATAACATTATAATAATCCAATACTGTAGAACCTATATTATATTTCATCCAGTATTGTGCATCATATATAGTCCAGGATCTTTTAGTAAAACTTGTAATCTTATACTTAGCTTGTTTCTTAAATGAATCTATATCTGATGTAATTTTTCCATCAGTAAGAAACTTAGAATAGTCAGATACTATTTTATTTATTGCTTCTCCATAGGATATATCATATAACTGTTGGACAAATTGTTCCGCAGTACCGAATTTACCCGATGAAAAATCTTTAAATCTATAATAGTTATTATAAACATATATGCAGAAACTAGGAGTTCTTTCATTAGGATTAAACAATGATTTGATTTTTACATCTTGTCCAACCAACTTCTCTGAAAGGTTTCCATAGTATTCAAATATCCATGCTGTAGGAATATCCTTGATATTAAGAATAGTAGAACTAGAATTTATCATATGTTTTAGTAAAGTAAAAGGGGGCTATGACACCCCCTGTTACATCGGTTAATGGTTTGTTTTCCTATAAATCAAAATCAGAACCTACTGAAGATGAAGTAGTTACGTTTCCACCAAAGGATTCAACATCAGTTTTCTTTTTCTTGATATGAGTATTAACATCATACTTAACAAGCTTGCTGCTATTCTCATCAACATCTGCTGCCTCCATGTTAAATGTACCACGTTGAGTACGAACTAAATGGAGATCATAGTTAATATAACCTTCCTTATTAAGATACTCTTTACCACCAACACAGAATCTTACATATCTATCAGCAAAAGGTTTATCACTATTAAATGCTTCAACATATTCTTCAATAGTTTCATACTTGTTGTCATTTGTTTCCAACCAGTTTAGACATTTTGCAGCAGAACAAATGTTCTTTACTATGCGGACAATATCTAAATCACGAGAAACCTTGATACCAGTTTTAGTTGTACCATCTAAGTATGCATACTCAGAAGTTTTAACACGACCAACTTGACCCTCATAACGACCCTTTTCAGGATTGTCTTTATCAATATAGAAACCCTCAAAGTCATCACCCATAGGTTCTGTTTCCAAGTGTAATACTACATTCATTGCCTCTGCATTAAAGGGAGGTCTCTCAAGAGTAATCTTGTTAATCTTGCATACGTGTTGACCAGGACTGATTGTCTTGGATACTGATGGTCCTTCACTAGAACCTAAATCTTTACTACTAATCATTTGTTTTTAATTTTAATCTATATATATTTCTTTCCAGTGTGTAACTATATTACCATTTTCATCCATCTCAGAGAGTACAATTTCCTTATTACTAAGATGGGCAGGTCTTGCACCACATGCCACCTCATCTGATGTTTTAAAACTAATAATATTCTTCTTACCTTTGCGGTAAAGATAGCCAATAGAATCTGAATTTGACGCAGTAATACGTTTTAATTTACCTGTCAAATCTAAATCTAAAGAACTAAATTCAGAACCATTCTTATCAAGAACAGTATCTTTAACGTGTCCTACTAGTATAGTTCTAGGGGCCCATGATTGAATAAAGGTAACAACCTTTGTAAAGGCTTCTCTAAGATATGGATAACCGGCACCATTAGGTAGATTTAATAATCCACCATACTTTGGTTTACCATCTGTTAACCAGTTCTTACCCATAGGTGTCTTCATATATAACTCTTCTGCATACGGTACACACATTTCTTCTAATGCGGTAATAGTATCTACGGCTATATAGTCATACTTATGTTCAGACTCTTTAATTGCTTTACCTATCTGTTTAATTTCATCTATACTATTAGCCTCAACTTTCATTGCATCTAGATATTTAGAACCTTTCTCCAGGTCTAGTATCAAACAGTTATCAAGTTGTGCTAACAGACTAGTCTTACCAGTTTTAGGTTTAGCAAAGATTATCAAGTTCTTAGGACTGCTACTTTCAGCAGGAACTTTTTTAGTAGGAAGTTTAATCTCCATTTTATTTTAATAAATTATTTAACCAGTGTTTATTGCTTACGGGAGTCTTGTGTAAAATTGCTACTAAGTCACGGATGGTTAACTCAGATACCGGAGCATCATTATCATCCATCATATCATCAAAGCTTAACTGTGTAGGAGTCTCTGTTTTTGTAGGACTATTAACCTTAACAAGTTCGCTAATAGGTACTAGATATCTAGCAGGTGCAATATCAATGTACTCATATTCTTCCTCCCAATGTGGGTTAAATCTCCACTTCCATAGAGTTCTTGTAGGATCTTCTGAGTCACATTTAGCACTAACATGTTCTGTGTAAATATCTTCGTTTCTTCTAAACTCACTAGGGAAAAATGCCATGTATTGTTCTTCCTTGTCAGATGGTCTGTATGCCAACTTAGGATGGAAGATAGCATCAGGAATACCTAATGCATCAAATATAGGTTGATGTTTTTCTCTTAGTGCCGCAACTTTCATTTTCTTTTCTTCTCCGATTGCATAATCTTTTTTCAGGCTCATACTTTTAAATTTTTATTCTTTTTTCTTGCTGAGGAGGGGTAGACATTTCTGCTATGCGCATTCTTTCAAACTGTGCTTTAAAGAAACTCATACGGTTATCACCATTACGGCATTTTAAGAAATGCAACACCAGCACTTTATCGTCCTCAATAATGTATCTGTCAGGACCGTAAAATCTAATCTTTTGTTTTGCTGGTCGGTTAATACCAATAAGAGTATCAGCATGCTGAAGTAATGCATCCGAACCAAATATATCTGATTCAAGAACATAGTTTCCATACTTGCCATCCTCATTTCTTTCAGGATTATCAATACCTCTATTTAACTGAGTAAGTATAATAAATGCTATTGGGTACTTACGTTTAAGTTCCGTAATAGCCTCACCCAAATTATACAGGGTATCAAACTTGTCTTTCTCGAACGTAGACTTCTTTAACAGAAGAGAGTGGTCTAGGGTTACAATAGTATTAGTAAATACTACAGACCCATCTTCGTTCTTAACTGCATGGGTATTCATATAATCTATGATTACCTCTTTAAATTCCCCTACAGTGAGGGGTTCTTCAACAATATCTATTGCGTACTTAACACGTTCCCGTGCATGTGCAATACATGTGTTGAAATCTTCCTGTGTTAGTTTTCCATCTGCACTACATAAATACTTATAGGATTTGCCAAGTACACTAGAGTATTCACGTATAGCAGATGTTCTTGCTAACATCTCAAACTGGAATTCTAATACCCTAAATTTATCATCAGGGTTTAGATTAAATGCCTCTCTAACTATTTGGTCTTTAATTAGAGTCTTCCCACTACCAGGTCGGCCGCCTATGACAGTCATGGAGTGCCATTCCAGACCATCAGTTGTAGCATCGTTAAACTTAGGCCAAGGAGTTTTAATGCTTCTTATTTCTCCACGCATTCTACCTTGTAGGTACTTTAAGGAGTCATTAAACCCTTGTCTTTGATCTTTCCAAAGATGTTGTTTAGTCATTAATGTTGGGGAGATAGTTGGTTCTAAGTACTGCAAATTTATAAAAACTAGAGCTTAAAAGCAAGAGAATTTCTATAAATAAATACCGTAAAAAGGATACCTCCACAATCAAATTATTAATAACTAACCAACAAAATATTGATAAGACACAAGACAGTAATAATCGTTTTATAAATGTCATTATACTACTGTTTCTGAAAAATGATGGGTTGTGTTATCTAAACCATTGATAACCATGTCACAATAGTTTGCTAACTCAGAATCCCATGTTTTATCTGAGTTTTGTTTACGAATAAAGTACTGAGAGTTACGCATATACAAATAGTTATTAGCCTCAAACTCATCAACATATACATTTGTTGCCTGTAAAACTACAGACCAGTCATAGTCATAGTGTTTAAAGAACCAGTTGAATGCTTCTGTTATAACTTTTTTATTAATACGTGCCGGTTTACCTGACGGTAATTTAATCTTAGGAAAAATGTTTAGATACTGATCAACATCAAATGATTTAACAACAACCTTACCCGGTATAACCTGTACCTCAATTAAGTTAAGTAAATCATTACCTTTATCAGTAATAACAAACGATGTGTCTATTAGTTCTGCTGTAATAAGCTGACGTTTCTCTAGCATATTATTAATATGTTTAGGAGCACGTTTATGTTTAATAGACCATAGTAAGTAATACTGATTAGGTGTTAACCCGTTATCTTCTAAGTATTGAAAAAGTTGTAACATGTCCATACGTTTCTGCTAATTTAAGTATTAATAACGTAATCTAGTATTTCTGAGTTGGGATGTTTTCTTAATTTCTCAAGAAAAGTATTATACAATTTACGCATTGGAACCTCATTGTATAACAATGCTTCTTCTACACGTTTGCGTGCAAGAGTAACTGTACTACGACAAGAACCAATATGAGCAGCAATAGCAGAATCTGTATGACCCATAGAACCTGCAATGTATGCAAGCACCTGTCTAACACTAGCTTTACCTTTGTCTTTATTGTTTCTATGAAGATTAATTGCTTTAGGATTAATCTCAAGGGCAACCTCAACAAGATCATCAAGTGAAAGTTTAAAGTCAATAAATACATCATGGTATGTTATCTTCTTTCTTATTTCATTTTGTTCAATGGCAATACTTATATTCTTACTAAATGTTCTTAGTGCACCATTCAACTGTTGATTTAATACCAGTACTGCATTATCTAATGCCTCCTGCACCTTTATTTGTATTTCTGAATTCATTTCTTGATATTTTAAAATCTCTTTTTAAATCTAGTTTAGTTTCATATGCTGCAAGTATACCACCGATACCAGTCATCTTAATACCTGCTTCGGATAATGCATCATGTATACACTTATTAGCAAAACTACCTTTAGATGTGACTACTTTAAATTCTACTTCACCATACTTAGTAAGTCTTGTAGTAACTCTTACGTTTCTATGATCTATGTTCCCCATATAATCTTTGGTTTATTTTGTTTCTCTAGGTAATCATTTACTCTACCCCATAAGTTTTCACAGTTCCATTTAGCAGTACTAGTATATGCTACACTAGCAGGATGAGATACCATAATCTTGTAATTATTATCAGGAATAATATCAGCATATTGCTGTGCTTGCTTTCCTATGAATACATAAATAAGATTAGGTCTGTTCCATACTAATGCATCTAATACTGTTACCAAAAAAGGTTTCCATAATAACTGATGCGTACCCGGCTTACCTATAGTTGTTGTAAATGCACTGTTTAATAATAATACACCTTGCTGTGCCCAGGGTAGAAGATCTGTTCTATCTACATTATAGTTAGGATCATAAGTATCTTTAATAGAATTATTAATATGATGTAAAGATAACTCTACTCTGTTTCGTTTACTACAACTAAAAGCAAGACCATCTGCCACATCCATCTGAGGATAAGGATCTTGTCCTATAAATACTACATTAACTTTATCAAAAGGACATTCTTCAAAAGCCCGTAGTAAGTCTTTCATTGTAGGAGTAAATCTTTTATTATCCCTTGCATCAAATAATAACCTTTCTAATATGATTTCCATATCAGAACTGGTCATAAATGTTCTAAGATACTGACCCCACCCACAGACTTTCATCTTTTCGTAAAGTTTATCTTTTACTTCTTGTAAGTTTACTGTTTCTAACATAAGTTTGTATAAATTTTAATAACATGTCGGATGTAAAACCAAACACAAAGGAAGTTGAAATCATGAAAAAGGGAGTAGTAATTAATGCTAACATCCCTGTTGACTTCTATTACAGAATTAATCAGTTTCTATTTGAATTCTTTCCTTTAAGAGACAAAGATCATCTAAAAGAAATCCTTACAAATATACAACAAGGTAAAGATGATAAGGATCAACATACGTATCATTTCCGTACATTCTTATCTTTAATGCTGCTTCTTGAAGAGGCTGCAAAAGAACAAGGCCATGTAGAAAAAGTAACCCTTGATCTAGATAAACTAGGTGATGATAAGACCCCTCAATAAAGAGGGAATCCTATCTTATCACCAATGTTTATACATGCTTGTATAGCACTACTTAATTCTTCTTTACTACAATCTGCAAAAGATACGACACTGTCACCTTTAACAAGACCAGCTTCGTTCTTTACATACAACTTCATGTCATCCATAGACATCCCGGAGTATTCTGCTAACTCCCTGATGCATTTATGCAGTTTACTTAACTGAGCATAAGATGCATCATCATTTACAACTTCATAAGTAACTACTACCTTCTGACCTTCTTCAAGTTGTTTAACAAACATGTCCAACTTAACTTGACTAATTTTATCAGAAACTATTAGTTCTTTATTCTCCTTTTTGAACTTTACGCTTACGGGTAATAGGTTTGCCGCCATATGTTTTTCTTGGTTGACCTTTGTCTTTACGTGGTTTTCTCTTGAGTTTTGCTAACTCTGCTTTTAAACCGTGGTTTTCTACTAAACTGTCAGCATATTTATTTACTAGTTTATCATAGGTAGTTTCTAAATCATTGATTTCTTTACTATGAGTTTTTACCTTGGCTGCAAAGATTACTGCAGCACCTGTTGCGCAAATAGTTGCGACTACTAAAATTGGTGTAATCATTTTTTACTGTATTTGTTTTGTTTATATTCTTTAATCATCGCGGTAATCTCAGGTAAATCCATTAAAGGAACAGTACTTACCTCATCACCAAACTCACTAATTGTTCTGACAAAATCAGTCATATCTAAACCAGGAGTATCCCAGAATGCTTTAAACAAGTGACCATGTTCCTTAAGAACAGTATCTACAAAGTTCTTCATAGTTACTTTAGTCTTGTGTCTATTAAACCATTTAATACTTTCAGTATTATCGCATGCATGTATGCACACTTCTAGATGCATCATAAGATGTACTACTCTTAGTTTTTCTTCTTCCGTCATGTTAATCTTGATCTCTTACTTTGTTTCCAATTTGTTCAAATAGTACTATTATTAATGCAAATATAATCACAAGAAATATCATAGGTAACCACCACCATAGAGGTAAAGTTATCCACCACCATGACCAATCAATTACATCTGATAATTTTAAAGTTAATAGTACTATAAATACTACAGCACTAAGAGACAAACCGTTATTACTTTCCATACTTTTTTGTGAATTTATGCATTTGATACCACTCATGAAAGGTTTTTACATTATGACCTGCTTCACTATGAACACCTTCTACAAAACCACCATTCCAGGCATTCTGTAGATCTTTCTTGTCATAGCAGATATGCTCTCTAACCATATCAATTTCTGCAGATTTCATTACAACTTTTGCACATAGCCACAGTATTATTATACTGAGTGCTAAGATAACTAAAACAAATGCTAATATCATTTTTCTTGGTTCTTTTTAATTTGTTCTTCTAGTTCTTTGAGATGCTGCATCTTAATCTCTTCAAGTTCATCTTCTTTCTGTTGTTCTTTAATAGACTTAAAGAATAACTGTAGAGCTTTAGGATGTACCTGCATGCCTCCATGCATGATGATTTTCTCATCAATCTCTTTGTTGTTACCTTTACCTATACCTATGTACCATTTAGTTTCATAGCCGGTATCTACCTTGACAATACCTATCTTGTCAAACCATACTGAGTCTAGTATCTTACCCATACTGACAAATATTATAATTAGTTGGATCATCAGCTCTACGTACATGGTTGATAAGAATATATAAATGCTCTATCTCATCATAACCAAGACGTTTCTTTTCCTTTTGTTTCCACTTAAACTTATATCCATTACCATCATCAATCATGGTTACAACAACCTCACCTTGACAATCCTCAGACCACGTCTCATTAAGACTACGGTGTAATTGATACATAACACCATCATCAGTATCTGCTTCCGTAATGATATACTCAACACTCTGACCAAGTGTTTCTATTACATAATAATTTTTCATTTTTCTTCTCCTTTTACTATATCATTAAGTTGTTCCCAAATACCTTGAGATTGTTCACCCCAGAAATAATTACAGGTAAACTTACCATCTTTCATTTCTCCAGGTGCATCAGCAAAGTAAGATTGATACTCATCAGGTTTTGCTGTAAACCTGTGACACTTTTCTTTTACGGGACAATCAGTCCCTTTACACATTGCAATATCCGGCATAATTTATTTGTATTTTCTGATTATTTCAAATGTTCTTTTAATTACTGACCAATCAAGATTAGGCTTCTCTCCATTCCTTACAGGATACCAAGCAAAGTTATATCCGTGGTTAGCATTGTAGTCCTCTGGGGATATTCTGTTACCATTAACTTTGTCTATGTATATCCAAGGGACATTTCCAAATAGTTCTAGTTCTATCCCTATCTTACTTAGTCTTTTCCGGAATACTTCTATCTCGTTCATGTCTGTATGCTATTTCTTTTTTGATTAACTCTATGTGCCAGTCTGCACCTCCGTAATCTAATACAGCTTTAAGATGATCATCTGTCATATCACATAAAGGAATCCAGGTTAACTCTTGGTCTCCGTCAATACCTCGACTACCTCTAGTAGCATGAGTCCGGACTAACTCAAAGTCATCATCATCATATACATAATAAGATTTGATTTTATCAAGATCTTTAGCACCGTATCTACCATACTCTGTACCACCGTCAACCATAGCATCATTAGGACACCCGCAGGTTTTGTAGTCATGTCTATGATAAGATACTAGAGTCTTACCACATTCAAGGCAAGTTACTGAGTTATATACTATTTGTTTCATCTTGTCCTCCAAATGTTTTAGTATAATATTGTTCTGCTTCTTTTTCTGAATCCCAATTCGCAACACCATCTAACCAAGCATCTTCAATATCTTGTTTGTGCATTTCTTTGGCTTGTTCAAGAATGTCTGTAGAAATATATCCCATTTTTGAAACTATTTCTGCTAACCACTCAATACTACTTTGTTTTTTGTTATTCATCTTGTCCTCCTTTGATTTTATCTCTCATCCATTTAGCACCATTTCTAAATCCATCTTGAATCCATCCATTGCTTCCACCGCCATAATGTATTTTTGAAGATTCTTTCTGTATCTCCTCATCAGTTGGTAGATTAATCGGTATTTCCAATATTCTATTACCTAACACTCCTGCGATATAACCATTAATCCAAAAGTTTTTATCGTTGTCATCACACCCATGACACCCTTCCCAAGATGCTTCTGCTTTTTTTCTTAGTTCTTCTACGTTCATTTTTCACCTCCTTTGATTTTATCTAATACATATTTAGCACCTGCTTTCCATCCATTATGATAACCTATATCATAATCACTATTAAATACATCTGGACCACTATTAGATTCATATGGACCATTAGGATCTATCTCCTCATCAGTTGGTAGTTCTATTGGGGTTAATTGATGCATTATACCTTTTGTAGTTAATGTAATATTATTTGGATATTTTTCTCTTGCTAACTCAATAGCTTCTTTTACTTGCTCTTCCGTATATAGTTTCATTTGTGTCTGTTTTTAGGGTTCCAAAACATTATATATAACAATGCTCCTATTGCAAGAGCAAACAGTATATAAAATACTGTTGTAAATACTATGTCATCTATTTCCATAAGTTTAAAATATATTTTTATTAAAATAATCTTGGGAAGATAACTTTGACTTTTTAAGTCTATACCAAATACTACTGTGTTTTAGATTAAGTAGCTTACATATAGCATATAAAGTATACTTTTGATCATTATATTCTACATATATATTATTACGTCTATTTTCAGACTGTTCTTGAGGACTTGCCCATACACAGTTTTCTTTACAGTAATCTTGATTATTATCTAATCTTTCTAATGTAGATACTTCAAAAGGTTTTTCACCCATGTCTTTTACAAATTGCCAAAAAGAGTTTTTCCAAGAGTCACACATTTTTATCCCCCTACCTCCATAGTTTTTATATCCTGTTGCATTTTCTTGATAGCATCTTTTTTTTATACCATCCCATGTATAATACAAAGAATGTTTACTAGGATTACCTGTAGAACATATTCTAGAGCATGATTTTGTTTTACCTCTTTTTACGTCTGATGCTTTTTTAATTACTTGTTTACCACATTCGCATTCAAATAACCATTTTTCATCACCTACATAATTTACAGCTGTGAGCTTATTAAACTTTTCACCAGCAATGTTTTTTTCTTTTGCGCCCATATCATAGTATTTGATACAAAGATACAACAAAAGTAAAACAATACCTAATTGTGTTCCAAGGTATTAGCAACTCATGTAAGCACTTAAACTGATATATGTAATCAGCTTTTAGTTTATGGTTATACCTTATATTTAACTGACCATTACTAGAGATCTTGTTCTCTTGTATGTCAGGTCTCCATAGTAGATTTTCCCCGGGTATTCCGTTAGCAAGATTATACTCATGCTTCTTCTCATTATGTGTGAGAAATATAACCTCAGACTTTATATCATTATGCTTCTTGTGTAAAGGATATACAATCTTATCTACAAGCATAAACAAATCCCGGTAGTCTTCTAACCAAGTATCAGTAACTATAACAGGACTAAAGTTAATGTGTACATCATAACCATGACTTATAAAATCATTTATAGCAGATATTCTTTCTTCTATATAACTAGTATTAGGTTCTAGTATGTCCGCATACTTCTGCGGCATTAAACTAAATCTAATACGGGTTCTCATAGGATGAGTCTTAATATGTAATAAGTCATAGTTTACATACTTAGTAGCAAATGAGAACATCATATTGTTACCTCTTGGGTAATCAAATATCTTATGTAAGTCATAATACTTAGCATGTAAAGCAAGATCCTCATTAGTACCTATATCATAAGTAACTCGGGTATCATGTGTTTGATTAGGTTTATTTTCAGCTCGCCATGTGGTTGTGTTTAACCAGTTATAATGCTTACCTACAGCATCTAATACATCATCTACATTTTTTGCAATCTGTAATCCGGTAGGTCTATGTCTCTTCATGTAGCAATAACTGCAGTTGAATAGACACCCATGACCAAAACTAGGAGCAATGAAGTCAGTACTTCTCCCGGATTCAGTAATTTTAAGTTGCCGTCTGGTAACTTCTTTTACTAAACCATTCATAAGATAATTATTTACTAATCTGTAAACTAAAACTCTACTAATCTGTAAAGTAGTAGTACAGAACCCAGTCTATACGTCACTCCGGATATGTACACTGACGGAGAGTATTCCTCAACTGGGGTGAGTAGAAGCTACCTACTCGACTATCTGTACTACGGATTTTACCAAACAATGATAACCATCTGCTCAGGTACTACGAAATAGAGTTTCTCATCTATTTCAATAACCTCACAGTTGGTAATACCCATACCTACATATACCTTGTCTCCAGGGTTAATGTTAGTTATGTCATTACCTACTGCCGCAACAGTTAATTTGTTTAAGGTTTTTACAAACTCTTTTGCTGCTAGTTCTTCAGCCTCTGGAGTTAGTTCAATAAGAGACTTAGGTTTTTCAGGTCTCTCGATAAGGATGCGTTTTCCGCGTAATTCTTTGAACATAGTTGGTTTTATTTGTAACAAATATAGTAAGAAATTACAATACTGCAACTTCTTCTTTACTAATAACTGTTTCTTCAACTTGATCATCTTCAAGTTCCCGGAATCTCCATGCAGCAAATCTAGGTTCTATAACTCTACCCCATTTACTAAGATAAACAATAGGATTTCTAACTTCTTCAAGTAAGACACCATCTACTATACCGTCATTATCATCAAACTCACGGATAGTATACTTCTGGTCTAACTTAACCCAGTTAGGACAATATCTAGGTTGCCACGCAGCAACATCAGGATTCATAGAATCATCTACACATATAACTCTAGTTCCCGGTCTCATCTTAATTATTAATAAAGTTTAAAGCATTAGTGCTACCGGACATATTAAAAGTATATGTTTCACTCTCACAATAAGATTCATTAATACGTATTATAAAAGATGTACATGCTTTAAAATCCTCTAGTATTTCACTATTTAATAAGTCATCTACTATAAATACAGTACTAGTTTTATATACACTAGCTTGTTTAGAATACCTCTTATATTCACCATTTACTAGAAATGACATTATAATTGAAGGGTTTTCATCACAAAAGTATCCACCAGATAAATAAAAAGCTATTTCACCTTGTGATTTTTCTAGTTTAAGAAAAACCCCATCTGTAATTGCGGTGTGGCAAATTCTATAAGGATCGTCTATACCGTTATTTACATTTTTACATTGCCATTGCGCATTAGATAATAAGGATGTACTTAATAGGAGTAATAATAATATTTTTTTCATTTTTTTTGTTTTTAAGCATTATCAATTTCTGTTTCTGGAAATACAGTCCGGAGACCATAACATAGGTTAAACATAGCAACTTCTCTATCAGCATAAGTAGAACGTTGCTTTAAATGTTTCTTTACATAGTCTGTTGCCCAAGATACCCATTCTTTCTCTTGTTCAGGAGACCAGGTATATCTATTATAGTAACCATCAGGTTCTTTAGCAACATCATCAAAGGTGACATCATGACCAGCTATCTGGAACATAGCATTGATCAGGTCTTTTGCCACTTCTTGATTAGTTTTCTTTTTAGTTTTCATGTTGTGTTGATGATGGGATTAAGTGATAGTAAACCCTTTACCTGTATACGCATAAACTAAAAGGGGAGACGTTTCCCCCCTTCTAGCTAAATCAAAACATATACTATGTAAACAAGTACACACCACAAATATAATTAGATTACTTCTACAGTCAAATGTTCTTCAGATAATTTTTTTGCACGTTCTAGCATATCTTCTTTGCTACCGTGTTTTACTGCACATTTGCCTTTGTTATGTACTATAAATGCACATTGTTCTGCTTGGGTAAACCCATGATCACAGAATGCTACTAAGCACATAATCACATGTTCAAAAGAGTTTACATGATCATTATATAGAATAATCTTACTCTCTTCCTCTGACGTAGTAACAACTTCAGTTTCTTCTAATACGTCAGTATCATAAGTCATCTTCATCATAGTCATAGTATTCTTCTTTTGCACAATCTTTACATAATGGATAC